TTCCAGGCCTGGGGGCCGGGTGTTTCGTCTTTGAGCAGGCGGATCAATAGGCCAGCCTTTGCATAGCGGAGGTTCTCTTGAATCCAGCTGACGCTTGGGCGCGTGTAGCGCCTGCCGTGTTTGCTCTTACCGGCGATTTGCACTTTGTAGCCCAGCTGCCGCAGCTTCTTGGCCTGGGCACGAGTGGCCATCAGCGGGTTGAGGCGCTTTAAGCGGCGCATTTGCGCTGCCGTCACCCGCTGGCTCATGCCGGCGTTGTTGACGGCCGCGATCATCGAATTCTTCTTGCGTCCCCAGCCCAGTTCGACCTCATCTGGGGTTAAGCGCGGTACGCCCAACGCTTTCGCCAATCCGGCCAGCATCTTTTTCTTGCGCTTGCCGGCCCGTGGCTTGAAACCACTGCCAGAGAGGTCTCGCTGATCCCTTACACGTTTGCGCCATGTGGTACGCAAACGCATGGCTACGCGGTTCAACAGGCGCTTGCGCAACCGTGCTGGCATGGCTCGCAAGGCCAGCTGTCGCTTGGCCTCGACCAGTCCGCGCACATCCAGGTTCAGCGGATTACGGCTGGCCACGAATCACCTCGCCGGACTCGGCCACCCATAGATCAAACGGCACGAACGCCCAGCGCTTGCCAAAGGCTTCAATCTCGCCCTCGGCGTCTTCAGCCAGGTGTTGCGGTTCGATAAAGTCCAGTTGAAGCTCGATGTCGGCCAGGTCTGCGTCCAGCTGGTCGATTTCAAACGTCGGCGGCGCCGCGCTGTCGTCTTCCCGGCCGGAGTCGTTGACCTCCAACCATGAACCCACCAGTGCCATCAAGCGCGCCGGGTTGTCGGCGAAACGCTCGATCACGATCACTGCCCGATAGCGCATGTCGCCCATGTGCAAACCTTGCTCGCTGGGCTTCCAGTACAGAGGCAGCGTGACCTGCTCGGCCCAGCTGTCGAACTGCTCGGGGGGGACCATGAAACGTTCGACCAGGTAGCGGCTGAGGGCTCGCAACTTTTCCATCAGATCAACTCCGCCGTAATCCGGCTGCGGCCTTGGATCAAGCGTACGGCTTGCTGGCTGAACGACAGAAACTGCTCGTGAGTCTGGGGTGCTTCCTTCGCCAGGTTCTCGGCAGAGTCGCGACGGACAATGGTCTTGAACTGACTCAACAGGTAGGCCTTGGCTCGGCAGTACACCGCGCGTTTGTAGCTGGCAGCCATGAAAGCTCGCTCCGGCAGAATCATCGGGTCAGCAGTGGCGACATTCTCGATCCCGACGGCTTGCCAGGCAGCTTTGCGCTCAAGCAGGTCCAGATTGACCTCGCCCATGGCTAACGCGATTCCGTCTTCCAGCAGCTCAATCAGATATTCCGCCGGCAGGCGATAACCTTTCTGAAACTCGGCTACGTCCAGGTCCGGCCAAAAGCCGTCATTGACGATAGGGTGCGGGATGAGTGTGGTAGGGCGTCCACCGAAGCTCATACATATATTCCCTTGAGGTTATATTCCTTGTGTGGCATATTTCCCTCATGAGATGGGAAATCGAATACACAGACGAATTTGAAGGCTGGTGGGACCGCCTCAGTGAAGCTGAGCAGGACTCGGTGCAAGCCACCGTCATGCTGCTTGGCGATGAGGGGCCGCACCTGGGCTTTCCACACACCAGCGATATCAAAGGCTCGCGGCATGGACACCTCCGGGAACTCCGGGTGCAGCATGGTGGCAGGCCGTATCGCGTGCTCTACGCGTTTGACCCGCGTCGATGTGCCATCTTGTTGTTAGGTGGTGACAAAACTGGTCAGGATCGTTGGTACCAAGAAAACGTCCCTCAGGCAGAGCGCTTGTACGACGAACACTTGGAAACCTTGAAAAAAGAGGGCTATGACAATGGCTAAAAAATTTACTGATTTGGTGGCGCGCCGCTCGCCCGAGTCTCGCGAGCGTGTCGATGCCTTGTATCAGCAACTGCGCTCCGAAATGCCGTTGCACGAGTTGCGACAAGCCAGAGAGCTGAGCCAGGACACCCTGGCGAAAACGCTGCACATCAACCAGGCGGCGGTCTCGAAAATGGAGCGGCGAACGGACATGTACATCAGCACGTTGCGCAACTACATCCGGGCTATGGGTGGCGAGCTGGAAATCGTCGCGACCTTTCCTGACGGGCAGGTAAAGATCGAGAATTTCGCGAACTGAGATAATCATCGCTCTACCCATCGTGCGTTCATTGAGCCCGGCCATGTGCCGGGCTTCCTGTTTATAGGGCGGGGGTGGCTGCTTGTGGTCATTGGCACAGAGCCATGGCCTCGGCAGGCCCCCGCTGGGGGGGGAAGTCTGTTCAGGTTTCAGTGTTCAGCCGGCGCAGCGCTTTACTCGCATCGTCAAGCCGGGTTTTGACGCCGATCTCTGGGTACAGCGCGGTAGCGCGTTCAAAGTGAGCAATTGCTTTCTCCCACTGTTCCTGTTCCGTGGCGATGATCCCCAGCAACTTGTGGTAGCGAGCAGGGATTCGTTCGAACAACTGCCATTCGCCGTCTACACGAGGCAACAGCGTCGACAGGTAAGGTTCGGGGCTACGTTTGGCCTTGAACTCGGCGTCAGCCCAATCAATCACTGTGTCAGCAACAAAGGTTGGGATGTCACGCCTGAAGCGCTCAGGCATGGCTTGCCCTTGCTGCATGGCAAAGTCCGCCAGGTCCAGGGCCTGGTCGAATTGTTCCGTATCGAACATCCAGACAAGCGCCTGCATCAACACTGGATTGGGATGGTTCAGACCTGATTCGCGGTAGCGCTGTACGTAGTCCATGTACTTGGGCAAAAGCTCCTCACGCTTGAGCCGCTGCCGATCGGCGATGGCGTTGAGGTCCGAGAGCCTGGCGCAGTCTTCGGCCAGGGCAGTGGTCATCAAGGCCAGGTGTTTCTGAGCATTCGCGGGGCCCGCGAGTGCGGTAGTTGGGGTGTAGACCTCGCCGGTGACGACAGGGCCTTGCTCCAGCACGCGATGCTTGTGACGCAGGGCCAGGCTCATGACTCGGAGGCCTCTGGTGTAGCGAGTACCTTGTCAGCCACGAACTCAACGTTGGCGGCTTCGATGGCTGCGAATTTCCCCAGTTGCTCGACTACGTAGCCTTCGTTTCGGCTGTTGTAGTCTTCGGTCTGCGAGCGTTTCGGATTTTCCAGCAGGTGGCGGCGCCACGAGGTGTCCTGAAAGTAGATCGACAGATTGTTAAAGCTGGTGACTACAACGCCTTTGCTAGGAAAGAAAGGACAGGTATACGACGGCAGTCCGCCGTAGGTGGCAATCACCTGGGCCAATTCCAAGCGTTCTTTTTCGGTCGGGGTGTTGCCCTGCGCGGCGTACAGCTTGCCCTTTTCGTGGGCCAGCAGATCCCGTCCAATAATGGCCACCAAGTCACCGCCGTCGCGAAACTCTTCGTCGATCATCAGGGATACATCGAACACCAGGGCGTCGAGGTTTTTGTAATCACCTGCGCCTCCGATCTGGATTTTCCCTGGTACCGCTCCTTCGGTAAGAATCTGCTGCGGCGCCTGGTCGCGGACGATCTGCAACCAGCCCTTGTTCACATCTTGCAGCAGCGGATTGGCACTGCGGTCGGTATCCACCGCGGCTTTAATGCCGTTCCAGCCGATCATCAGACGATCGAGCCCTATCTGGCGTTGCACCGCGGCGCTGTAACGCTGGGCAAAGTCCTTGAACTTCGCCCATGCGTCGATGCTGGCGTACTTCAAGGCTACGTCGCTGTGGGTGTCGAAGAGCTCGTAATCCAAGCCATCCAGACCCAGTAAGTGGTGGGCCTCGCGATCTTTGTTGTTGGTATTGGTGCGGCCAGTGACGGGCCCACTCAACCCCAACATGACCTTCTGGCCTTTTACCTCGCTGACGCCCAAAACATTGATGCGCTGCAAGAACGCTGAAGTCAGGGTGATTTTGTCATTAAGGGTTTGGGCCACGCTTGGCTCGACGTTGAATTCTTCGCGAACCGAAGGTACGGCGTAAGTGCGGGCCATGACGGTTTGCATTGCGTGGTAAGACTGGCGCGCTTCGTTACTCAGGCTCATCAGTACACAGCCTCTTCATTGTCTTCGACAACGCCGGTGGTCTTAGGCACTTCCTTGCCCTTTCCCTTGTTCAGCGCGGTGTTAAAAGTATCGGTCAGCTTGTCCAGACTCCCTTTGAGCTCGGTGAACTGTTCGCTGGTGATTGTGGCCGGTAGCTCGGCTTGAGCTGGCACGACCGGATCCCTGGTCGTGGTATCTGCGGGCTTTTCGGTGGTGTCTGGCGTGACAGGTTTCTGAGTGGCAAAGGTGCTCGCACTCTTTTCCAGGCTCGCGGCCGCGGTGCCGAGCTTGACCACGGCGGCCGTAAAGGCCTCGGCTGTTTTGGAGTCCATAGGGGGCGTCTCGTCTTTCTGGGGGGCAGGGGGTTCTTTGAAGCCCATCTGGTTGAACAGGCGGGTGAAGAAATTGAGGGCTGATTCATCGCCCACGTCGGGTGGGCTCAAATCGCCCAAGGTCTCCACAGAGCCGAAGTGGTTGCCAGCGTCGGCACGTCTCGAAAAGTGCAGGGGCTGGGTACCGAGGCTGGACGGATCATCAGTTACGGCCAGGCCACGCAGGTAGGGTTTACCGGTATCAGCGAACTGTGGCTGGATCTCAATGCTGGTGAACAGCTTTTGGGCTTCTTTGTTGAGCTGTAGCAACCGGTCATTGGGGGCCAGCTTCGCGAACAGGGCGACCTTGCCGCCGTCTATGTCCTCGGCCTTGACCTCGGTCACGCTGCCGAAATTCCCCATGTAGCGAATGTGTTCGAACCAGATGACAGCTGTATAAGTGTCCGGATTGTAGGCCTCGGCCATGTCACGCAAATCCTGCGGATCGATGTTGCGGCCATCAGCGGTTTTGCCGCTGGTGGCGACACGTTTCCAGTCAGAAACAAGGGTGCGGGGCATCGGCAGATCGCTCAGATTCGTTTGTAATAGCCGCCACGATAGGCAGCTAAAACCCACCGAACAATCGATTCAATTCCTTGGAATTCCTATTTGTGGGAAATAAGAATTCCAAGGA